AAACTCGCAAAAATATTTGATGCCAAGAGCATCTGGAAAGAATCAACAAAAGATATATTTAAAGCCCTTGAGGGACAGCAAATGCGAATTATTAAAGATGACCACATTAAAAAGCAGCTTGAGAAAACCTTTTACACGGTTTCATTTAAGACAGGAAAAATCTCATATACAAAAGCTTTATCTGCATACAGAACATACAGAGCTATTAAGGCTGATGGATATAAACAAGTATCTGAATCAATGTCTCGTGCAACATTTTTCCGTCATATAAAAATGCTTCAAGAAATCGGTTTATCAAAAATCCTGATCCAGAACTTAGAAGGAGAGGGCATTCATAACGAAGTCATTCCAATGGTTCGATATGCCGATGTTGTTTTCGAGAATCAAATTCCGGACTTTGCTCCGGCTCACTTGCGCTTAGTCGCTTAAATCAAAGGTAAATAATTATGGAAATTTCACAAGGCTTTAACATTTGCGGCATCTTAAAAGGTATTGCTCCTGACGGCCAATATCTCAACTTAGGTATTGCTGAAGAATCAAAAGATGAATTCGGCGAACCTACTACAAACATGCATCGAATCAGTATCACTCAACAGCATGCTGAACGATTACAGGCAAAAGTTAATGCCTTAAAAGGAAAAAAAGTTATCTGTAATGTTGCTGTTGTCATGCGTAGAAGTCCAAGAACTGGCAATAACTATCAATCAATTTTCATACACCAGAATTCAGATATTCAGCTTGTACAACAGATGTCACAGCATGTTGAGAAAGCCAGCTAATCATGGCCGCTTGCGTATCCATACAACCTGATAATTCACTTCTTGCTAACTCATCTAGTAGCTGTGATTACCTTTTATTAACTATTCAGGAAGTTGATAACCTCAATACGCAATTACAAAATTCAGCCGAATCTCTGGCGGCTGATTCACCAGAAGTTCAAGCCTTATTAGCATCAATCATTGGCTTGCTCGCTCTGGCTTGGGTTTTCAGAGAAATTGTTAATTTCATTTTTAATAAACGTTAAGGATCTTCTTATGAAAAACATTTCATATCTAAAAAAAGTTGCAGCAAACACTGCAACAACCGCCGTACTTCTAGGTACATCTGCTTATCTTTCAGTTGCAAATGCAGCTGTTGATACCACTGCCGCCACTACAGCTATCACTACTGATGGAGGTGCAGCAATTGCAGAAGTTGGTGCTGCTCTTATCGGTTTGGCTGGTATCGCCGTAGTTTATAAATGGGTTAAAGGCGCTATCTTCGGTTAATAACGGAGAGAGGGGAGGCAACTCCCCTCATTTTACTATGGTTGATTTACTTAACAGCACTTCCGGCCTTTACATTTTCGTGATGATCCTCGCATGCGCTATTTTATTTCGCTAGTTCTACTATCACTATTCACAACTGCCAACGCAGCTAATTTATATATGACTACAACTTCCAACTATGGGTCAGCTATAGGTATTACACCTGCTGACTCCTGTCAAAAGGTCGCGCTTGAATATGGAAACCCAAATCTTACATACCATTCTGCCACTGATACCCAATGCTTCTTTGCAAATCAATTCGGTGAATCATTCCAAGCAGGCAATATCACATTAATCCAAGACTCATGTCCCACAGGTACAACTGAAAATCCCGATGGATTTTGCACAGAATCTGACCCATGTGAAACCGTTGCTAATACAACACACACATATTACACAACTGGTACTATGAGCTCCTGTATCAATGGTTGCTCTACCTCAGGTATCGACGTATGTTCAGGTTATGCCAAAATTATTGATGGTATTCTAACTACCGAATACAGCTGCACAGCTACTTATGGTGCATCACCTCAATCCTGCTCTAATGGTTCAGATCAAACATACTACGAACCTAAAGAAGAGGGCTGTTCTGATAATCAAACAGAGGGCACTTTCAACGGTCTATTAAAGTGCGTTAATTCTGACGGAACAATCGCTGACACCCGTCCCAATGTCATCACCAACGAAAATAAGACAACTTCATATGACACTGTTGACAACGGTGATGGCACTAGCACCCAAACCACAACAACTACAACAAACAACTCTGATGGAACAACAACTACATCTATCACAACCACTATCATTGACAACTCAACTGGTGAAGTTCAGTCGGAAGAAACACAGACAGAAGAAGAACAAAAACAAGATGTCTTCGCTAATAATGGTTGTAATGCACCTGTAACCTGTGAAGGTGACGTACTTGAATGCGCCTCCGTTCGCCAGCTTCACGAGCTTAACTGTAAACTTGATGTTGACCCCTCTGATATCACCGCTGCTTCACTAGGCGTAGACCCTTCATTATTATCAGAAGAAGAGGGCACCATAATCGATATCGCTGACGAAATTGATACCTCTTCTTTCCTATCTTCTGGTTGCCCTGCACCTCGTACAGTCCAAGTTCTACAGGGTGAACTAACCATTGATTACACCCCATTCTGTGACCTAGCTGAAATTGTCGCACCTTTAGTTCTTTTCACAGCTTCTGTTATCTCTTTACGTACTGTTGGAGGTGCTTTCTAATGCAATTCTGGATTGCCTTTCAGGCTTTTATTTTCGCTGTTGTTGTCCCACTAGTTCGTTATTTACTAAAAGCTTTCGGCATTGGCGCTGTTACATTCACAGGACTCACAGTCTTAACCAGTCAGATAAAAAGCTATGTTCTCGAACAATTCGCCGGACTTCCTTCTGATGTTGTCATGTTAATCGGCCTGATGAAAATTGACGTCGGCTTTAACATGATTCTCTCTGCTGTTCTCGCTCGCGCCATTCTTTCAGGGATGAACAGCTCTTCCGGTAAAGTTAAAAAATATACATTTGAAGCATGATATATCTATTCACAGGTGTCACAGGACACGGCAAAACACTCGGCGCAATCCAGTTCACAGCTGAAACGCTTAATCCTAATAATGATAGACAAGTCTTCTATCACAACATTAAGGATCTTACTTTTGACTGGACACAAATTGATGATCCCAAAACATGGGAGCAATACCCAGATAATTCGATATTCTTTTTCGATGAAGCTCAAGAAAACTTCCCGCAGCGAGACCATCGAAAATCAGTTCCAGACTACATCTCAGCCTTAGAGAAGCACCGGCACCGAGGTATTGATTTCGTTTTGGTAACACAGCACCCAAAATTCCTCGATGTCCACGTAAGGCGTTTAGTTTTTGGTCACTATCACTTAGAAAGAAAATTCGGCTTCAATGTTTCTACAAAATACCAATGGG